GCAGGAAGTTATGAGAACATCTTCAACTTTCCCTGTCGGCGCAAAGTCAGTTAAATTGGTGTATAAAGGTGGCTACTCTGAAACTCCAAAAGATCTGAAACTAGCTTGCTATGATTTGACTACTTACTATTTAAAGAAAGAGTCAACTCCAGCCAAGTCTATGCCAGGCTCAGAGATTAAAAACATCTCCCGCAGTCAGGCACTTCATTCAGAATTTCCCCCACACATCAAACGTATCCTGGAGCATTATAGGCATATTAGCTAATGAGCCAGAAAAAACTAGAAATGTACTTGAAGCCTATGATGGATTTTGTAGACTCAAGTACTCAAAGCTTTAGAAAGAATGTATTAAATAGACAACTCCATGTAGTAGCTATAGACAATAAAACTTTAGCTGCCGCAGGGTTGGACAAAGAAACTGCCAAGAAGTTTAAAGAGTTTGCTAGAGGCTACGCAGCTAGTAAAGCAAATAAAGCCAATGACTTAAACTTAAATAGTGGCAGAAACCAGTATATTGTACTAAATAGCTTTGGACAATCAGGCAGACTGTTCCAAGCAGCTAAAACCGCAGGGCTACTTAAAACCGAAGGGTTAGGTACTCATAGAGGGCATGTATTCGCAGCAGTCAGAGAGTCTGGGCAGGATAGATTAGACAAGTCTATGGGGATGTTAACAGCTCCTGGCACTTCTGAAGCACCTATAGTGGCTCAGTTAAGAAGAAAGATGCAAGCTCAACTAAACCTAGCTTCCCCTGCTTTAAGAGCTACGTTTGCTAGACGGATTACGAGTAAGAAACTACATGCGGACTTAAATCTTACACTACTTATACCAGAACTTGGAAAAGATAACATTGGTAAGAGTGCTGAGCTGAAGATGAAAAGAGAGTACGATAGGATACTAAATGAGTTCGTTAGAAAACACGAAAAAGCTCTATTAAATGTAGTAAATATTGAGGGGTCTAAATCTGTAATGCAAGCGCTTGATACTGTACTTGATAAGAGTATTAAAGGGCAGAAAGTTCCTGAGTATAAGAAGACTACTAGTACTACTTTAAAGGGGAAGAAGAAGCGTAAAGCAAAGAAAGTCACGGTTGGAGGAGTCCCCAGAATTAGGGACATTAAAGGCAGATTTACCTCGCCTGCGGCTCTACAAAACATTATTCAGTCTCAAGTGACTGAAACAGTAAAAGAGAACATGGGCCAAGGGGGCTCGCTAGAGAATAGAACGGGACGATTCGCAGAATCAGTTACTATTACAAACGTAACACAGTCTAGACAAGGTACTTTAACTGCATTTTATAACTATATGAAGTATCCTTACCAAACTTTCGAAAGAGGGTTTAAACAAGGATCAACACGCAGAGACCCTAGATTGTTAATCAGTAAATCTATTAGAGAAATCGCTACCAAATTGGTAAGTCGAAAACTAAACGTTAGAACTAGGAGAGTATAATGGCAGGAAAAGCAAGATCAGCGATAGTAAATGCGCTTATTACCAAGCTAAAATTGATAGATGGCTCCGGTACTTTCAACGTTGACTTAGCTAATAATGTTACTAACAAGTTGATATTTTGGGATGAAGTCAATGACTTCCCCTATGTCTCAGTAGTAGCAGGTAATGAAGTACGGGAATATTTACCGGGAGGCTTCAAATGGGGCATGCTTGGAGTTAATATTAGAATGTACGTGTATGGCGAAGAGCCTTTAGATGAACTTGAAAAAGTTCTTTACGATATTGAAACTCAGTTAGACGCAAATAATGTATTAACATATGATACAGGAAAGTCTACTGAGCAAATCACTATTTTATCAATTGCAACGGATGAGGGGTTACTCGCACCGTATGGAGTTGGTGAGATTACAGCTGAAGTTAGATATCAGCTATAAATATAGTCTACAACGGTAAATAGACAATAGTCAAATAACCCGTTAATGACAAGTTAAAATACAGGAGAGCTAAAATGGCTTTATCTTTAAGCAGAAATGCAACTTTTATTTGCTCGTACGAAAGCGCAGCACCCTTTGATGGTGACGGACGCGTTCCAGGCGAAGCAAATACTTACGAAATCGGAATCTTAGATGGTTTCTCTTTCTCACAAGCAACAGGAACTCAGAACGTAACGCTAAATGAGGCAGGTACTACTCCACAACGTGGACAAAACATCTTCAATACTTCATTAGAGCCAGTAGATTGGTCTTTCACTACTTATGTACGTCCTAGAATTGACGACTTAGCTACTGACCTTCACGGTATGGTAGAGAAGATCCTTTGGAATGCTTTAGTATCGGGTACTGAAACTAATAACACTTCTACAGGTGGTATTGCTTCTACAGCTACAGGATGTACTGTTTCAACTACTACTTCAAATGTTAACCAACTATTGAAGCTAACTGGTTGGTTCGTATTCTCTGACTCAGCTACTAACTACAGATTGTCTAACATGGTAGTAAACTCTGCATCTATTGATTTTGATATTGATGGTATCGCACAGATTACATGGTCAGGTTTCGCGACAGCAGTAGAATCAGTAAACGCAACAGCTACACCAACTACAGCAGGAGATTCTACAGACGGATACGTTGCTAACCCAGCTACAGCTGACTTTATCCTTAACAGATTAAGTACTGTATCTTTAGTTTCTACTATTTCTGGTGGATCTAAAACGTATGCATTCCCACTAACTGGTGGTAACATTACAATCGACAACGGCGTATCATTCGTAACTCCAGAAGAGTTAGGTGTAATTAATACTCCAATCGATCACCAAACAGGAACACGTGCTGTATCTGGTAACTTTACTTGTTACTTAGATTCTTCAGCTACAGGTTCTAAAGGCATCTACGACGATATTATTACTGATATCAACGGAGCTAGCCCGGACGTTACTAACTCTTTTGACATTACGTTGAAGATTGGTGGTGCATCTGCTCCAAACGTAGTATTCAACATGGATCAAGCACACTTAGAGGTGCCTTCTATTGATACTGCCGATGTTATGGGAGCTACAATTAACTTTACCGCTTTGGAGAGTTCATTTGGTTCTGGTAACAACGAAACTTCTATTGTTTACACTGGTTTAACAGTTGTATAACTAATAGTTGTTGATAATGAGTCACTTCGGTGGCTCATTATTTTTTTATTTTAAACAGGATATATCAAAATGACAACAGCAACAACAACAGCAACACCAAGTATTCAGAGTTTATCTGACTTACTTACTTCAAGTAAAACAGCAAACATCGAATTCCCGGGCTACCCAGGATTCGAGGTACAACTAACATATTTAGCACGCGACGAGATGCTAAAGCTACGTAAAAAGGCAGTTACTACGAAAATTAATCGTAGAACTAGACAGCCAGAAGAAGAACTTAATGAGGAAGTCTTCCTTAAAGAGTACATCAAGGCCGTGATTAAAGGTTGGAAAGGTCTTAAAATGACTTACCTAGTTCAACTTATTCCGGTAGACGAGGACAAGATTGCAGATATGAATGCAGAACTTCCTTTTAGTCATGACAATGCAGAAATTTTAATGCAAAACTCAGGCGATTTTGACTCTTGGTTGACTGAGGTTGTAGGTGACCTTGCAAATTTTACGAAGAGCAACTAGAGTACTGGACTGAGCAAATAGATCTTCATTTCACAGGCGTCGGAGAGAACTTCGACAGAGAAAAGCGTGTTGATATGATGGTCCAAATGGAAGAAAATGGCATGGAGGTAGATTGGTCTACCTTAGATAAGGAAGAAGTAATATTTCCTTACGAAATACAAGAAGCCTTCCAAGTTTGGAACTATTTGACAGACCAGTGGGATGGTATGAGTGGTACCTACTTCGGCAAGCAAATGGCCGGAGTAAAAGATGTTATGGAGTTACTTGAAGTAAGTAACAAAAAAGAAATATTCAAGCTAGTAAAGATTATTGACGTGAAATATGCAAAACACGTTAATAAGAAAGACAAAAATAAGCAGACGGGGCCTACTAAGGCTTAGCGGAAGAGAACATAATGGCGGGTAAGTACGACAAGAATATTAAGATTACAGTTGATGACAAAGGCTCGTTAAAACAGACGACCAAAGACATTGATAAGCTTGATAAGGCACACAAAAGAGTAAATAACTCTTCGCAAACGTTCGATCGTAATGCGAAGGGCAATGCTAAGATGTCTGCTAACGCCTCTAAGAACTTCTCCAAGCAAGCCCAAGGAATGCAAGGCGTGCTGGTTCCTGCCTACGCAGAACTTGCAGCCCGTGTATTCGCGGTAACTGCGGCGTTCAATGCTTTATCTGGTGCAGCAAACTACTCCATCTTATTGAAGGGGCAGGAAGCTTACGCAAAACAGACAGGTAAAAGTCTCTCTGGGATATCAAAGATAATCCAGAAAGCATCCAAACATATGCTTAGTTACAAAGAAGCAGCAACTTCCGCAGCTCTTGCAACTACTTCTGGACTTACTACAAAACAAATCGAAAAGATGACAGAAGCCGCTCTAGGAGCCTCTGTAGCTTTAGGACGTAATATGTCAGATTCCATGGATCGTTTGACCCGTGGTATCGTAAAGGCCGAGCCAGAAATCCTAGACGAATTAGGTATCATCATCAGACTAGATAATGTATACAAGGAGTATGCGGATTCTATAGGGGTAGCCACAGCTAGCTTGTCTGAGTATGAGAAGATGCAGGCAAGAACAAATGTTATCTTAGGCCAGGCAGAGACTAAGTATGGAGACATCGGAAAAGCTATCGATGGCAACCAGTTTGAAGTATTAGGAGCCTCGATATTGGACATCGCCAGAGATGCTTCCTCCGGGTTAGCAGATTTCTTTAGCCCTATAGCAAAGTTTTTAAGTGACTCTACTGTATTACTTGCTGCGTTAATGACTCTCATCCTCAAAAATGTATTAGGTACCGCACTGCCAGCGCTAAAAGGTTTAGGAGCCGGCATCAAGCAAGTTCCTAAGGACTTGGAGAAACTGACTGGGAGAATGGATAAGTGGACCGAGAACATACAAAAGCGTGTATCAGATAAAAAACTAAAAGTAATAAATACACAGAACATGGAAAAAGAGTTTAAGAGGACTATCTCTACTTTTGCTAAGCTTTCTCCTAAAGTTGCGGAGGCTATGTCTAAGGGGCTCAAAGGTAGAAAGTTTGTTAACGCTATAACTCTTGCTATGCGTGCTTCAATAGGTCACGCTATTAAGAACGTTAACGCGGGTAATATGGACTTTGGAGGGATGCTAAAAGGAAAGAGCGCCGCAGAAGTATCCCAAGTTAACTCCCAGTTTAGAGAGTTAATTGGAGCTACTAAAGATGTGGGCAAGCAGATGGGTGGTTTAAGAGCCCTAAACTTAGCTGAGTGGGTAACCGGGCTAGGCAAAGGTTTCACTAGCGTTGGGGCCTCAGTAGCTCTTGCTACCTCTAATATTGTAATGTTTAATGCAGCTCTATACAGTACAACATCCGCGAGCGGGTTTACTGCAGGACTAAACGAATTAAAAGGTGCTTTAGCTTTAGACTTTAAGAACCTTACTGGACTTAATTGGAATCTTGCAAAATTTAAAAGTAACTTTACGGGTTTTGGGAGTGCCTTAATAAAAGGCTCCAAACAGATGGACTTATTCTCTACCTCTGTTATTAAAGGGAGTTTCTCCCTTATGAAGCTTTGGGGAAGCTTAAAATTAGTAAGTAAAGCCGTCACAGGATTTGCCACAGTTGCTATGTCAGGAGTACTGAGTAGTATGAACATGCTTGTAGGACTAATTTCTACAGTAGCTATGGCAGCATGGGCCTTAGACTGGTTAGGTATAGGAGCTGCCATAAATAAGGCAAAAGACGAATTAGATGGGTACACCGAGGGACTGGAGAAGCTTTCTAAGGATTCACAGAATTTGAAAGTATTTGGGCCTTCGTTCTCCGAAGCTAGAGCTCAACTAGACAGAGACTTCAACCTAGCAGAAAGATTAGAAACAGAACTAAAAAACGTATCTGAGATAGATATCGATGGAGCCCTTACTGGTATTTGGAATACTATTTACGCATCCACTGCCAATATATTTACGGTGGGAGTAGGCGAGAGTTTAGCAGACTCACTAACTGCAACTATAAGTGCTTCTCAAGCACTAAATCAGCCTTTATCTGAGGGAGCTATTGCAAAGCTATCTACGATGGGTATTGACGACTCTATATTTAAGAAAATATCTGAAGGCGTAAAGCTAACTACAGACGAATTAACAGATCTACAAGATGATATAGACGACTACATAGGTACTTTAGGGTTTTATGTACAGACGGATTCTAAATTCGTACAAGATATACAAAAAGGTATAAAAGGCACTGCCTCTGCTACTAAGGAAAAACTAGAGGAAACTAAGAGATCCTACGATGAGATGGCAGATGCCGGAAAGATCTTTTTTAAAGAGCAGCGAGATTTAGGACGAGCCTTTGTAGAAGACACCCCTTTTACTAAGTATGCTGATAGCTTTGCTAACATGGTGACTAGGTTGGGTAAGCTCTCTGGAGATGCCAAGATTAGCTATTTAATGGAGCAAGGACTATTAGACCCTACAAAAGGTCAGTCTGCTGCTATTACTGAGTACATAAAACTTTCTAAGGGTGCTGAGGACTCTACGAAGAGTATGAATGCCGCGGCCAGGCAGGGGGACCTAGAGGCTCAAAAACACTTCACAGATAGAGTGAATACTTATAGAGCTCAGATCAAAGAACTAGGGGCGTCTATAGATGCAGAACTATTAGAAAAGTTTAAGGGGGTTGACAATCTATTAAGTACTCTTATAGGTCTTGACCCTGCGCAAATGGAAGAAGACTTTAGGAATATGCAGATTCGCATAGACGAGTTAACGCGTTCTAAAGATAAATTGAAGAAATTAGGAGTAGACGATACTTCAGAGGTTGTATTAAAAGCCCAGGAAGGGGTAGTACGTCTTAAGCTAAAAGAGCTACGCAACTCTAGAAAAATATTACTACTAGACAGAGAGAAAAACGAAGACCAAATAGCCATAACAAATCGCCAACTAATACTAGAGGATCAGAAGTTGCGTGCTATACGTAAAAATAATCAAGCAGTTGCTGAGTATAATAATGAGGCCCTTGGAGGCGTAATAACCTTATCCGAGAAATGGGATAATATATTTAAAGATTTCGGAGAGTGGGACAGCCTAGAATCTTTAGCAGAGTTTGAAGCTTTAGAGGCTCAGCGAGTACACGAGTTTGCTGTAGCATTCTCAGCACTAGAAAAGACGCTAAAACCATCTATTGTTGAGGGCAATAATTTAGAGTCCACATTGGATATTATCAATGTGAGATTTGGAGAAGGCTCTGCCTCTGCAACTAAATATATTGAAGTATGGAAACAACTAAATACCGAATTAGGTAAGTTCCAGACCCTAATGTCTAATAAGGCTTTCGATGAGAGCCAGGCAGGTGTGGCAGCACATAATAAGTTCGTATTGGCTAGTACAGGGGCGGAGACATCTTCTGAGTTCTATAAATCAACGTTGTTGGGCGATAAGCTCAGAGCGGAAGAACAGAAGCAGCTAAGAACTCTTAAGCAGAAGAACCCTCTAGGCACTCCTGAACAGATTGCTTCTTTGATGGCTCCAATGCTTTCTGCACATAAGGAAATACTGAAATCTGCAAAAATTCGTTTCAAACTAGAACGTAAGATAGCTAAAGTTAATAGCATTAATTCTCGTAGGAAAGCTATTTCAGAGGAGAGAACAAACTTAGAGCTACAAGCCGCTAACTGGAAAGAGACATCCACTCTGTTAGAGCTTAGACAGGCTACTGCGAAAATCGAAAGAGACTACGCAGAAGAAGGGCTAGACTTTAAGAAGAAAGAGCTAAGGCAGGACGAGATTATGCTCGCATACTCTAAGTTAAAGTTTGAGTTGTTTGAAGCAAAGAAAGAGGAGGCAGTAGCCGCGTTTGAGAGTATGGCATCTGCGTACAAGAACGTAGCGTCTACTATTTCAATAGGTATTGGAGAGGCTGTATCAAGTGTCATTATGGGGAAAGAGACTGACCAGGATTGGAGAGAGATCGTGGCCCAAAGCCTGGCGGATTCTGCAGGTGGATTAGTATCAAATGTAGTAGACGAACAGTTAACAGGTAGAAAAGGCTTCATTGCTAATTTGTTCCCGGAAGGCGACTTAAAAACTGCGATCTTTGGGGCAGAAGACCCATCAGTACAGCTAGGTAAGGATATGAATAGCCTTGCCAAAATGGCAGAAGGTGCTGGCTTAAAAGTACGTATAGTAGAAGGGCAACCTGGGCTAAAGGCCTCTCCTAGTGTGGAGAAGGTAGAAGAGTTTAAAAGTGTAGTACCTGCTATAAAAGAAGATATAAAAGATGGGTGGGATTGGTTAAAAGGTAAATTTAAAGGAACTTCTTCCTATAGAGACATGACTACAGAGGAGTACTTAGCCTCCTCTGTAGCGGGTACAAATGACCCTAAGATGGATAAGATCATTAGGGATATCCTAAATCAGAAGAATATTGACAAGTACAGGGCAAATCAAGAGTTCTTGAAAGATATATGGGACTTTAAGTGGGGTGTGAATAAGGATAAGTTTAAACCTTGGCATAAGTCAACTGTAAATGAGTTTAAGTATAATAGAACTCTAACAGGTATGCAACATCCTGAGTCCGTTCAAAAGGCTATGAACTGGAAAACTCTGAATGACTTTAAAGTACATGGAGGACCTTTAAAGGGTATTCAAACGCCCCTACCCTTTACAGGGCCTGGGATACCTACTAATAGTACTGTAGGGGTTAAATTATTACCTATTTTAGATAAGCTTAGTGGAGTACTTACTGCTATCTGGCCTTCAGAGTTAGCTGTAGACCCTATGGCTAAGCCTTATGTTAAACCTACCGACCCAAATCAGCCTTTAGGCTCTTACGGACCGACTGCATCAGAATTAAATGATGGTAATGTTCTGGAAATGTTCTGGAATATGGGACTTAGAATTGGCGAGAAGATAAATGAGGCTATAGGTGTTACGGACCCTACGAACTCGATTGATAAGCTTAAGGCTCCTCAGACTTTCGAATATAATAATCCTTACTCCGTAGATGCGAATAGTGCTCTTGGGCAAAGGTTGGAACAACTTGTTCTAAAAACCCCAACATTAGAGCTACAAAACGCAGCACTAACTGCAGCAATCGATGCGTCTAATGGAAGAGAGGGCTCTACTAAGGTAGAAGTTGTAAACTCGGAAGATATTAAGACAGACGCAGTAGTACAGCCTGGACAATCCTTACCTACAGTTAATCCTAAAGGAGACGCTACAATCGATACTATGAGTAAGGACTTAAGGCAGAGTATGGCATCTAACCTTCATGCTCAGATTATGAATGATAATATGAATGCTAGGTCTTTAATTACTAATTCCTTGTCTACGGTAGGTTCAAACTTAATGAGTTCCGCAATTGGTTCTATATTTGGTCTTGCAAACGGTGGTGTAGTTTCCGGGGGTTTTAGAGCATTCGCTAATGGCGGTACTGTTACTAAACCTACTCTTGGTTTAGTGGGCGAAGGTAAGTACAACGAAGCGGTAGTGCCGCTACCTGATGGACGTTCTATTCCAGTAATGGGAGCTACAGGTTCTACTGAAAACAACGTTACAGTTAATGTTACTATTGACAGTGATGGAAATGCTAAAGCAGACACTAATAGTGGTATGGACGGAGATCAAGGTAAGCAACTTGGTTACATGGTATCTCAAGCGGTACAAGCGGAACTAGTTGAGCAACAAAGACCTGGAGGACTACTAAGTAGTTATTAATTATGGCAAACTTTAATACAGAAGTAAATATTAACCCAGATAGAGGACTTAAGGCGGACAGTAAGCCTAGAGTCCTTGTTGCCAATTATGGTGATGGGTACGAACAACGAGTTGCAGCAGGTATTAATAATACCCCAGAAGTTTGGAACTTGACTTGGAAGAACAGATCCGCAGCAGATGCCAATAAAATCATAGGATTTTTAGAAACTCAAGAGGGAGTAACAGCATTTGATTGGTACCCTACAGGTTACGATATATCTAGTACTACTACTAGTGCTACTACTAGGAAACTTGTGGATACTTCTCAATACTTTACAGATAGATACTTAAATACTACTGTTACGGATTCTGGAGGTACTACTACTACGGTTATAGCTGTGGATAGCGCCACTCAGTTATCTCTAGCAGCGGATATTATGTCAAGTGGAGAAACGTATACAATTTATCCATACAAGAAGTATAAGTGCGATAAGTGGTCCACACAGGAAGTTCTTAGTGGGTACAGAACGGTTACTGCAACATTTACAAAGGTATTTGAACCATGAGCGATAAGATTACTAGCGATATTCACGGCTTTGAGCCTGGAGCAGTTATTGAGTTATTTGAACTTGATCTGACTACAGGAACTGCGCCAGACTCGGAGCCTACGCTCCGCTGGCACTCCGGTATTAATGAGAATATGCAGGAGATAGTTTGGCAGGGTAATAAGTATGCCTCTTTTCCTATCGAAGCTGATGGTTTCGAGTTCTCAGGAAAAGGAGCAATCCCTAGACCTACTATTACCGTAGCTAATATTACTTCAGTAATATCTGGTGTTATTGGTGAATACGACGATCTAATCGGGGCAAAAGTTACTAGAAAGAAGACTTTTGCTAAGTACTTGGATAATTACTGCTATACAAACGGGTACCCCGTAGCAGGAGTTTGTACAGGGGAGTCGGGCTCAGATCCTAGTCTTAGTAAAGATGATTGTCTGAGTGCAAGTAAGAATGGGTCTGTAGGTACTTGGACAGTATATAATCAAACTACTTGCGAAGCTGCAACTGGGCCCGGTATATGGTACGCATCAGCCTTGGCCGATGATACTGCTCATTTCTCGGATGAAATTTGGTATATTGATCGAAAGGCGGTTGAGACTAGAACACATATTCAATTTGAACTAACTGCAGCACATGATATTCACGGAGTTAAACTACCTTCTAGGACTGTAGTTGCTAACTCTTGTCCTTGGCTGTACAAGGGCACCGAATGTGGGTACTCTGGTAGTAACTATTGGGATATAAATAATAATACTACTACTTCTGCGAATGATGTGTGTGCCAAAACTTTCAATGCTTGTGAACTTAGATTCCCAGAATCAGGAGAGTCCCCTTTTGGTGGGTTCCCTGGAGCTGGTATCAATATGGGATAACCAATGAACGAAAAGACCTTAGAAGATTTTAGAAAACACACTGAAGAATCCTACCCTAAAGAAGCCTGTGGCTTTATAGTAGGGGTAGGTAAAAAGGAGAGGTATTTTCCTGCTAATAATATAGCGGAGATACCAGAGGAGCATTTTATAATTGATCCTATAAGTTACGCAGAAGCGGAAGACTTGGGAGATATTATAGGAGTATGTCACTCTCATCCTAATGAGGGTAGTGCACCTTCTGAGGCAGATAAAGTAGCTTGTGAAGCATCAAATAAACCCTGGCATATTTTAAGTTGGCCAGGCAACGACTTG